TTTCGCTCATAAAAGACTGGGCAAAACTTCGGGATGGGGGTGGGCGCTGGATTGCTGACCAACCACAAATCAAAGAATCAACCAATCGTCTATGAAGACGAATCTGTTGTTGTTTTGATTTTACTGATTTTACTGATTTTAATTTAATTAAAACCTGCTATTCCTCCGGTGAAGCCGGACATGTCGAAACGAGTCTCAACAGGGGGGCGATAGATTCCATACCTGAAATCATCCCCGGCTGCGGTGAAAAGTCGAACATCATCAATATCCTTTGGGCCTCCAATGGATAAGGTCCCCGACGACATCGGGGTGGTGTTGTTCAACTTGGTCGTCAAGTGGAAATTGAAGTGACTCTTGAATGGCGCCGAAACGTCGATCCAAGTGTTGCCCGAAACTGGGTAAGTCAATTCTCTTGCCACAGGTCCAGAAATATTACTACTACTGGCCAACCTCTGATCACCGTAGGCGAAGGTCTGCTCATTAATGAGATCTACCACCGGAACACCAGGTACTGCTTGATTTAAATTTGAATAAGGGCAAAATACAATGTCTAACATCTTGTTACTAGAACTGAAAATACGATACTTGACCGATCCAGCCCATCCTGCAAAAAGTGCAGATAGAATGTGAGTCGGCGAAACCGAAAAGTTAGAGAAGGTACGGGATGTATCTCCTTCAACTTTTGATTCCACTAAAAACGCATCACTATCCTCGTCAATTGAAGGGAAAACGCTTACGTAACGCCTAACTACCTCTGTGAGGTCAGTTATGCAGTACTCAAACTTCTTCCCAACCTCTAACAAGCACGGCTTTGAAGGACGGACCGGACTGACTTGCATCGTCGTTTCCTCAGCTGGAACCGACATAAAATCCTCCACTTCTTGACCAGTGGTTTCTGGTCCTTGGGCGAAGAACTTTTCCGGCTCCAACCTAGCTCCGAACGGACTCAATCGTAAAGAAAACTCATCGAAATTACTGCCAGGAACACTCGCATCCGTGTTTGTGACACCTGTAATTATGAAGGTGACGTTGAGAGACTGATTGTCTACTTCCACTCTACTTAAAACCCCTCCCGAGAACACGGTAGTACTTGTGTTAAGGATTGCTCCTCCTTCACAAGACACCGCGTCCAACGGGACGAGGTCTACTGTAGAACTGAAGGATCCAGTCAGAATCTTCTTCGCCTCTGCATAACTAAGACGCACACTCACTTCTGTTTGTGTCGCTATCAAGTACTGACAAATTGTTGACTCTCCGACCTTTACTGAATACTTCTCTCCTTCCGGGACTTCAGGCGTTGACGGCCTGTCACCCCCTGAGATTGCTCCCAAACCATTAAAGGTGAAAGGGGAATAAGCACGCGGTTCGTCTGGGATCTTGACATTGTTGAAATGAATGAATACTAATATCTCTATCTCTGAAGCTACGGTATCAGGCGCCTTAAGGGCGTTCTGAACAAATAATCCAAATGATCCTAATGAATAATTTTCTACTGGGTCAACAACAAATTCGCCTTCATAGGTCCTCAAATACTCTGTTTGGGCATTGTAATTGATGACAATTTCATGAGACGAAACATCATTGTTACTCTCCAAAATGTGAGAGAAACTAGTATGACGAGACGAGGCATCCAAAGAACCATTTCCATAGGAAATGACCCCTTGGAGCTTACCTGAATGATATTGAGTTCTTATTGGTACAATGGTCAAGACCACATCAGCGCGCCAGAACATGAACTGATTCAACAAGGCGATGTTCATCGGGATCCCTTTGCCTTCGGCAAGAGAGAACCTGGTGTTCAACTCCATATTTAACAATTCAGCTCCTGGAACCGACGATGTGTTCCATTTCAAAGTAGTCAACAAGCACCTTTTACCAAGGAGGTAAGCCAACTTAGTCTGCTCCGGTCCAAATATTTGTATATGCTCGCGATTCATCGCGGCGGGCATGAGTTGTAAGTCCACAGTTGGGACGACACCATTTGATTTGCTCATGCCAGAAAAAGATTGCTGCGTGGGTATAGCACCGCTTGCCAATGGTGGGTTGTCAAACGGCATTGGAATTTCCAATTCACTATCAATTTCTGTGGTCTGTGCTGAATTTGAGCTAGAAGTATTACCCTGGATGGGCATATTTCCAGCAACATCTCCAACATTATATACAATATGTTGGTTCGTAGTAGACTGAGAAGCACCCTGTGCTACGAATTCATCCTGAAGGGACAATTCCTCGTCAAACTGACTACTAATACTAAACCTATTTCTACGGGGGAATCTACGGGCTTCATACAAATTGACTGATGCTAATTCATTATTTCCGTTGGGTACCAGAAGGGTCTTCGTTTTTCTTCCTGAAGGGATTGAACGGGGGATTCTAAAAGTACTATTGGGGAATCGAGTATAAACGCTGATGCTTATAGACGACGCCTCCGGACTATTGAGACTTGACATGGGGGATGCAAAGAAAGTTCCTAAGGATTCTCTCTTATTTAAAAGATTAATACAAGAACGGAAATAAACAAAGGGGATGGTAAGAGTGCAAGAACTATTCAGATTCGGCTGAAGAAACGTACACAAAGTTGTTGGAATATTTGATAATTCGGCTGAGTGGTTTGAAAGGGGCATAAAATATGCTGCCAACATACCGGCATCGAAAGGGGTGCCGTTACATTGTAACATAATCTCTACTCCTCCCTCCCAATAAGTATAATTCTCAAATGGCATATTCTGCACATTTGAGGTTACACCTAATCCTAGTAAACCAAATGGTACATCAACTTCGAATAACGTCTTTCCAGTCTCATCTGAAGACTTCCATTCAAATTCAGTCCTCATGATTTGTGATTCGGTTCCGAATGACAAATCACGAGGAATTTCATTGAACGCCTTCTTAGCCATAAAAGTATTGTTCGAATTGTTGTCGGGAAGCGACACTAATGATTTTACGGGGTGAATACTAGTTAGTCCGGAGGTCTTCAAAGATGAATTGGGCAGAGGGCCCTGGGCAAAGAATGATGATATGAAGGTTGATCCTGAAGCAACCGTGCGTTGGCTTACGACACGGGCGACTTCGCTACAACCTCCCAAAATCACTCCCGTTCCAGTCTTCTTTATAAGGGCTTCGTTTACTTCTTTCCTGAGGGGATTGAAGTATTCGGGCCCCCATATCGAAGCCAATTCCAAAATTTGGGTGCATTTAGCATGCAGATTGTCGTCATTATCACGGGTCCATAATAGAGCCTCCTGGATAGAAGCCTTCTTAAGTGCTCCGCAATAAAGCCCATTCACAACGCGAGGGTACGCGCCAATGAATGAGATATCTTCAAACTTCCTAAACTCGTCAGTGAGTTCAGCCTCCTTTACATCGGATGTGTAAACTTGGCCTAACTCTTTCAACACTCGCTGGATTGCGAGCGGTGAAAAACGACTCTTGGCAGCATCGGACACGGCAATCACATGATCATCACCCAAAACCTTTAACCTAATCTCCTTGTCGAAATACAAATCTGGGACTAAACGAATAAAACAATATCTAAAATAAAACTCATTAACTATATTATTTACTATACTAGTGAAGAAACAACCTGAAAAATGACTACATCCAAACTTAACTACTAAATTACTAACTTGAACTGGGGAATCTATTTGATGTGAAATAAAAAGGGATTTAAAAGAATCTGTAACAGTTGGGGGTGCGAGTTCCATCAATAGCTTGTAAGCCATCTCCTGAACTTGCCTGTTATAGTTCTTATCAAAATTTTTGTAATCTCCAGCAATGAAGTTGGTTCCAACCTCGCTCAAATAATCATACATGACTTGCATATCATGACTATATTGATTGAGGCCGATAGCACTGGGTGTGCTAAGGTAGGAATTGTTGCAAGCAATTAGCACCGAACCAAATTTCATCCTGAACGCTACGTTGGCAATGAGGTCACCAGCGTAGATTACTCTACTACGTTTTTGGGACTCTTTTGAAGGCGAGATAAGCTCATCCTTCAAAAATGCTACAAATCTTGACTCAGGCAGAAGGCCTGAATCCAATTTATCAATAAAATTAAATACCATGACTCTAAATTCTTCACTATACTTACATACTCCATCCTCAAACCAAATAAAATCTTTCTTTCCTTTCTTGGTACGAATTTTTAAAAGCGGCCAGCCACAAGACGTGCCTGTCTTCATAGAAGACAGGACACCGGGAATACCCTGGATCGCTTCTTCAAAACTCAACTCTCTCCTACCAATAGGGAAAGAAAGATTTGACTCGAGTGAGGATCTAATCGAATCTTCTATTACACTAACTATATTATCATCTACTATCACCTGAGGGGTGCTTAAGCTATCATTGATCATATTCAAAACTGGGTCCTCTCCATCCATACGTGGGTCCATACTCGAAAGTAAGGGCATACGTTTGGCTGGTTCGAACGACAATTCTGAAGCGATCACTGAAGGCTTTAATTTACTGACTCTAGACAAATGAACTGATTCCCTGAGGGGGACACTATAAACATGCTCTAAATTATTACCTCTAAGAAGCTCAGGTCCAAAAGGGGCCTGAGCAGAAAAGCTATCATTACAAACTAAGGAAACCGGGGTTGGCTCCAAAGCTGAAATAATATCTTCTCTACACAAAACTATTCCTAATCCTATCGGGTTTGAAGAACTCGAATTACCTGCTACATGAATTCCTAAATATTTACCTATTAAGCTACCTGAAATACAACTAACTAACATACCACAATCACCTGACTTATTACTAATATTATACTGCAACATATCATCCATACTCTGCTTAAAATTACCTATACTATATGTCCTGTTCTCTGCAATCACACAATTTCCATAACGAGTTTCCATACCATTTGTCAGCATTACCTGACTACTGGTATAGTTATCGTACTCATCATAAGACCAAAACTTATTAATGATATCTGGAAAACTATTCATCCTCACTGAAGGTGGGATGGATACAAACGCTACATCATGTTCTGGATACTTCCTAACTAAATCTAACTCTAATTTAAAATTGACTCTATTTTTATTGAACGTTAAAACACAATCTGTACCTGAAGGGTATTCTACATTTTCTGAATCTGCTAAACCATGATTATAAACTAAAAATGTTCTTCCTTTAAGAGGAAGAACGTTAATGACTTTGTCTCCTAATGATAATGAACAAACAGAGGAAGGCGATTGACAATTCATCCTGGCCAAAGCACGCTGGCTGCGTGATTTGGTGGTTGATTGCCTCTCACCTCTCGCTGATTGAGCTTTAAAACTAATTGACTCTACTTTATTACACTTTGAAGAAGCGTAATTTATCAAGACATTAATACCTAAAAATATACTAAAAACTCCACAAATCTTCGCATATACTCTAAACCTTGACCTAAGGATTTCTTTTGCTACTTCCATAGGGGATTGCATAGTGACTCTGGATTGAGGCGCTACATAACCCGCTCTGAACCTAGCATAATAGTCCTCCGCTGGGGTCTCCACCACTGGCAATGATGGATGGTAAGCCAAGGTTGTTGCTCTATTTCTAACTTCGTGCAACCACATATTATTAATTTCTACTGCTATACTATCACTTAAATAACTATAATCTAAATCATAGACAAGTGGTAAAGTTTGCGTATCTCCTTCTACAGTGCTGAAACTTTCGCTCTCCATTGCTGGCGCGACTCCGTCTGATCCGGGTAAAACATTACCTCCGCTAGTTGATTGAACAACTCTCGGATGCAATATTTCACTCGAAATCTCCGGGCAATTTCTACACTGTACAAGGTGATTAAATACACCAGCATGCTTGTGGGCATACTGGGAACCGCAAGATTTACACAAGTGTCTATGAATCTTACTAACATCTACATTACTATGATCTAAATAACTCAAAAAGTCCTTTTGGGTTTGCACCTCAACCTCGTCAGCAGAAGCAAAGCTGTCATCAGAGGATGTTCCTTCGTCCATTCCTTGAACATCTCTGGCGGCAGCCTGACTTCTTCTGACGTGTTGTGGTGGTCTCCTTCGAGGACCTTGAGAGCCGAATAATCCTAAAACCTTATCTTTACTATCTACTAAAAATTCGGTGATCAAACTCATGAGTCCAACTTCTTCATTGGGAATTCCTCGGAGATCTCTTAGTGTGTCATTCAACATACTAAGAGGATCTCGGGTTTCTCCAATGGATCCGTTTAGACCCTCATTAATTAATGTGCATGTGGCTTGGAAAGCCTCATAATCAGCCTTTAGTGATGTCACTAATGCTGGGTATGACATAAAGGGTGTAGGAGAATCTCCGCTATTGGGAATAACGGGGATATACCTAGCCTCTATCCATGCACACTCGCTAATTTGAGCTTTGGTCATCTTCTTAAAATCTACTTTATTACTAGTCTTATCCCAAAATTCAGGCTTAGGCCTGATTTCTATAACCTTATTTCTACGTCTCCAGAGAGCCTCCTTAGGCACTCCATCTACCTTATCATAGGGGGTGTTGTTAATCGAAATAACTGCTGCTGGCGCGGCTGTGGTCCCTTTAAGACCGACAGCTACGTTGTCAACAGAAGCCATGTCCGGTTGAAAACACTTAGTACTAACTAACTCTAAATATTCTACTGCTATATCTAATCTCTTTTTCTTGTCACCAATCAAAAACTCATCACAAATGATGAACTTTTGATTGATGAACCCAGACCAAAATGGTGAAGCCACTGGTCTGGTGTAAATCTCTGATTCAGTAGCGGAATAAACATCTCTTATCAACTTACTACTCACTAAAGTCTTACCGACACCTGGTGCGGCGGCGATATGAATTGAGTGAGGCAAGTTTCTAAAAGATTTATTACTCCTATACTGCTCCAAAGTACTTACAATCTGCATTAAACTACTTAAATTTCTAACATACAAAGTTCCCATAGTGGGACAACTAACATACTTATTTAACTTACTACTCTTAACCATTAAATCCTGGACCCATTCAAAATACTCCTCTGAAACCAACACTGAAGGTATTGATTTCAATCTAATTACAGCTGAAGATCGGTTAAGCCAATCTTCCAAAATCTCTAATTCTAAATCTTGCTTGCTACCATACTTCATCCTGATGGCGCATCTCCATGCTTCTGGCAAAAGCATAAAGACAGCGCTACCAAGAGTCGCTACGGCAGTAGCTCCTAAAACTAAACTATGAACTTGACGACACTTCTCTGTCACGATCTTGGCGTCCCCAACAGTAAGCCCGAAAACGGCAGTAGCTAAACTAACTACCAACGCTACCGGTCCCATTGCAGGGGCTTGAGCCTCAAACGCTTCAGAATGGTTGTCACCAACTAAATATGAATTTAACCAAGAAAATAATTTACCCATTGAAATGACTGTAATAATACCCAAAATCTCTACTAAAACAAAAAATAATACTAAACACATAACAGCTACTGATATAGTCTTGGGGTTGTTGGTTGTCCAATCCTTAAGGGCTTTGATGGGATCAAAGACCGAAAAGACTAGCTCAAACAACTTCCTCAAAACTTTATTGACAGCGGCGCGGATGGCGTCGCCCAAAAATCCTACAATTGAATTTAACCAACTACTGATTTTAACATAAATTGACTCTAATAATTTCTCTAATGTTGTGAATGTTGACTCTAATATACTTGAAAAGAAACTCTTAATATTACCTAAATAACCTCCATCTTGGGAAAAGAAGTGTGAAGCACTTCTTTCTCCAAAATTTCTATTGATTTTAAATATCCTTCTAAGCTTATATATCTCACGGATGAAGTCCGATCGATCTATTCCTGACTCTATATCTAACAAAAACATACTATCTCTCTTAACTAAAACTTGTTGCACAATTGGAACTCCTTGGTAGAACTTACGAGGGTGGATTCCCTTGCTCGTTCCAAAGAACTTCATTGTGCTTATCTCTACATTAATATTTCTAATTTGATTAAACTCCTTCATCGAGACAATAACTCTCCCGTCCTCAGAAGCAAATCCAGTGGTGAACTCGCTTCTTTGGCAGGGACAATCCCTTTCTTGACAAAGACGATTAATCTTATAATTAAAATGACTACAATCTAAACTACGATCTAAAACATAAGCATTCAATTCAGCTTTGGAGAAGATCCTGTCGATAATATCGCTAATACCTTCAGTAACTTCCTCATCGCTGATTGAATTGGTTGTGCCGGTTAAGCCGTTACACAACTCGGCATGATGCTCGGTGAAGCCTACAACATCATGACCAACTGGACCGGTGAAGCCGTTATCCAGTTGGGTTTCCTCTTGTGGTGGACCACTAAGAGTGTGCTGAGCGGTGAAGCCGTCCTCAGCAATAGCAGTGAAGCTGCTATTTTCATCATCAGACCCGGTAAAGCCGTCGTCTGATGACTCATCAAAACACAACCTGTACAAATTGTCGGTAGAACCGGTACAATAAGTACACGTCGCACAAGAATGGCTCGCCGAAAATCTCGGTAAACTATCCTCCTTGAGACTGAACTGCGGATAAAAATCCACAATCCTCTCCTCTCCTGCTTCGATGGCGCTGCTTGCTCCCGCACCGCGGGTTGGGGCCACAGCCTCCCCTCTTCCAAACTCAACTTGCATTTCCATGAC